TGAAGCAAAACGCAATGAAATCGTTAAAACAGTTAGCGAAGGTTTAACTGATACAGAAGCTGAAAAGTTTGCTGGTCTAGTTGCTGAAGTAGCTTTCGATGATGTTGAATCTTATGAAACTAAAGTTAAGACTTTACGTGAATCTTATTTCACTACTAAAACTACATCAGGTGTAACATCTGTTGTAACTGATACTCCAGTTGAAGTAATTACTGAAGCTGGCTCAAAGCAAGTTGACCCAAAAATGTCTGCTTACTTATCAGCTCTCAACAATAAATAAATTTTAATTTAAAGGAAATCCAAAATGGATCGCAAACAATTAATGGAAAAATGGGCACCAGTGTTAAATCACGAAGGCTCTGCTCCAATCGAATCCGCTTACAAGCGTGAAGTAACTGCTGTTCTTCTAGAGAACCAAGAACGCGAAATGGGCAAGCAACAAGAAGCTCTTTTCGAAACTGCTCCTACTAACTCTGTTGGTTCATATGGTGACACTGGCGGTATCGCTAAGTTTGATCCAGTATTGATCAGCTTGGTTCGTCGTGCAATGCCACAACTTATCGCTTATGATATCGCTGGCGTACAACCAATGACTCAGCCAACTGGCTTGATCTTCGCAATGAAATCACGTTACAGCACTCAAGGTGGTACTGAAGCGTTGTTCAACGAAGTTGATACTACTAAATCTGGTACTGGTACTCAAGGTGGTACTGTTGCTGGTGGTGACGTAACTACTGGTACTGGTATTTCTACTTCTGCAGCTGAGCGTCTTGGCCAAGGCGGAACTGGTGACGGTTCTTTCGGTCAAATGGCTTTCTCAATCGAAAAGACTTCTGTAACTGCTAAGACTCGTGCTTTGAAAGCTGAATACTCAGTTGAACTAGCACAAGACTTGAAGGCTGTTCATGGTCTTGACGCTGAAGGCGAACTAAGCAACATTCTCTCTACTGAGATTCTTGCTGAGATCAACCGTGAAGTTGTTCGTACAGTTTACACTACTGCTAAGCCAGGTGCTCAAGTTGGTACTGCTACTGCTGGTACTTTTGACCTAGACGTTGACTCTAATGGTCGTTGGTCTGTTGAGAAATTCAAAGGTCTAATGTTCCAAATCGAACGTGAAGCCAATGCTATCGGTCAACAAACTCGTCGTGGTCGTGGTAACTTTATCATCACTTCAGCTGACGTTGCTTCTGCTCTAGCAATGGCTGGTGTGTTAGATTATTCTTCTGGCTTGTCTGGTAAGAACAACCTAACTGTTGATGATACAAGCACTACTTTCGCTGGTGTTCTAAATGGCAAGTACAAAGTTTATGTTGACCCATATTCTGCAAACGTATCTGCTAACCAATTCTTCGTAGTTGGTTACAAAGGTCAATCAGCTTTTGACGCTGGTCTTTTCTACTGCCCATACGTACCTCTACAAATGGTTCGTGCTGTTGATCCTAACAGCTTCCAACCAAAGATTGGTTTCAAGACTCGTTATGGTATGGTTGCTAACCCATTCGTTTCATTGGATGGCACTGGTGGTCTAACTGCTAACGAAAACTACTACTACCGTCGTGTTAAAGTTACTAACTTGATGTAATAGTTAGAAACCTACGTAAGATAGGTATTTCAAAGGGCACTTCGGTGCCCTTTTTTCATCCTAAATAATAATATGACTATCTCTATTCCAGCTGGATTAAATCCTCTATCGCCAAATGGCTTTAACTTTAGTATATCTAAAGTTCCAAATGTTACATTCTTTTGTCAGCAAGCAAGTCTACCTGGCATTACATTAGGCGATCCAAGTTTTTCAACACCTTTCTCTACGCAACCATTGCCTGGAGATACGTTGTCGTATGAACCTCTTACAGTTCAATTTATTATAGATGAGTATATGTTAAACTATAACATAATCTATAATTGGATTGTCGCTTTAGGTTTCCCTGAATCATATCAGCAATATACAACTTTGCTTGCAGGTGATGCTGTTCAATATGGTGAGTTAGCAAAAAACTATTCTGATGGTGTATTACAAATTCTTGATTCTAATAACAACCCTATTAGAAGTGTTACATTTTATGATCTATTCCCAACTTCCTTAGAAACTCTTACCTTTGCTTCTACCAACAATGATGTTTCTTATTTAATCGGTAGTGCTACATTTAAATTTGGACACTACAAGTTTGCATAATTAATTTGACTTTTTTGCAGATTTGTAGTATAATGTTATTTTGAGGTTATTATGAATATAGAACAATTGCAGGATATGTGGGATGTTGATTGCCAAATAGATGATAACTATCTTGGTGAAACAACTACTGCTACTCCAAAACTCCACGCTAAGTATTTAAAACTACTTGTCAATGTCAAACTTAAACATACTAAATTAAGTTCTGACTGTAACATCCTCCGTAAAAATAAATTCCGTTTGTATCGTGGTGAACTATCACGAGAAGAATTAACCACACTTGGTTGGGAACAATGGCAGGGTGTCAAGCCATTAAAGAATGAGATGGATGAATTTCTACAGGGCGACACTGAACTAAATACCCTGAAGATAAAAATTGATTATCTGGAAACAATGATATATTTCCTTGAGTCAGTTCTTGGTCAAATTAAAGCAAGAGACTGGCAAATTAAAACTGCTGTTGAATGGAAGAAGTTCCTCGCTGGAATGTAATGATTATAAAGATTGAAAAACTTGATGAAGTTTATGTTCGTGTATTTTCTGACCCGAGCGTTGAACAAGAATTAGTAGACTTCTTCACATATGAATATCCAGGTGCTAGATTTACACCTCAGTTTAGAGCACGTCTTTGGGATGGCAAAGTTCGCCTGTACGATGGTATACGTAAAACACTTTATCTTGGTTTAGTTTCTTATGTTGAACATTTCGGAACAACTAATGGTTATGCTATTGAATATGTAAATACGGTATCAAATATTAATGTTTTAACAACTTCTGATTTAGAAGAGTTTGTAAAGGTATTAGAGTTACCAGAAAAAATTGAGATTCGCGATTATCAAATAGAAGCAATGACAACTGCTTTATCTAAAGAACGCACACTTTTATTATCACCAACTGCTTCTGGTAAATCATTTATCATTTATTCTATTATGCGTTGGCATTTAAGCGAAGGTCGTAAATGCATTATTATAGTGCCAACAACTTCACTGGTTGAACAACTATATACTGACTTTGAAGATTACTCAAAAATAAATGGTTGGTCAACACAGGAACACTGTCAAAAATTATATGCAGGATTCTCTAAAGACTTCACCAAAGAAGTTTTAATTACAACTTGGCAGTCTGTTTATCTACAACCTAAATCTTGGTTTGCTCAATTCAATGTTGTCTTTGGTGATGAAGCCCATCAATTTAAAGCAAAGTCTCTTACCACAGTTATGGAAAAGATGGATAAGATCCGCTACCGCATTGGCACTACGGGAACATTAGATAATAAGAAGATCCATAAATTAGTGCTTGAAGGTATGTTTGGTCCAGTGCATAGAGTTACTACTACCAAGAAGTTAATGGATAGTGGGAAACTTGCTGAACTAAATATAATGTGTGTACTATTAAAGTATAATGAAGAAATTCGTAAAGAGCGTAAAAATAAAACGTACCAAGAAGAAATGGATTGGCTAGTTTCTTGTGAACCAAGAAATAAATTTATCCGAAACTTGGCAGTAAATTCTAAAGGTAATACGCTAGTCCTTTTTCAATACGTTGAAAAGCACGGTAAAGTTCTTTACGAACTTATTAAAAATAAAGTCCATGACAAAAGAAAAGTTTTCTTTGTTTATGGTGGAACTGAAACCACAGACAGAGAAGCAATTCGTCATATAACTGAAGGGGAAACTGACGCTATTATTATTGCTTCTTTCGGAACTTTCTCTACTGGTATTAATATTCCTTCTTTAGAGAATGTTATTTTTGCGTCACCATCTAAAAGTAAAATTCGTAACTTACAAAGTATTGGTCGTGGGTTGCGTTTGAAAGATGGTAAAACTACTTGTAATCTATTTGACCTCGCTGATGACCTGCATTGGAAATCATGGAAGAATCATACTTTAAATCATGCAGCTGAGCGATATAAAACTTATGCTGAAGAAGAATTTAAAATTAAACTGGTTGAGGTAGACTTATGTTAACTGGTAACGAATCTTATATTATTATGAAACTTACTACTGGTGAACAACTTATGTGTGTGTTGGAGCAAGAAGATGCAACACACATGCAAATCTTAGATCCAATGATAATTAAAACAATACCAATTATAAATGAAGGCAAAGAGCATATAACTGCTCACCCCTATTGTCAATTTACTGATGATAATGTTTTTGATATAGATAAAAAGAATATCATCTTTGTTAAGCGAATGAAAGAGATTATGATTCCCCACTATCAAAAAATTGTTATGCAACATAGTGCAGAGGGGGAAGTCCAAGAAGCAGAAAGAATTACTGCAGAAGAAGCCAGAAAGAGAATTAAGATGCTGGCGAATATCTTTGGAGAAGAACTAGAGGAAGTTCTTGGAGAAGAGAAAGCAGAACCAGAAGGTTGGTTCATTGAAGGAAACGATACTAAACACTAACTCGATATCAAACCCGACATGGTTATTATACACGTGTTCGGCACACAAGGCAAATTTAAATGACTGCAAGATGCGTAGTCAAATGAGTTTGCCTTTTTTGTTTTTATGATGTATAATAATCGTATGTTGATAATTATAGGAAGCAATCAATGCTATGGCTCATTACGTAAACAATAAAGACTTTCTCGCAGCAATTGTTGAGATGAAAGAAAAAGTTAAACATGCTGAAGAGAATGGTTTACCAAAGCCAGTGATTAGCAATTATATCGGTGAGTGTATTTTAAAGATCGCAACGCATCTATCATACAAACCCAACTTTATTAATTATTCGTATCGTGATGATATGATTCTTGATGGAATTGAAAACTGTATTCAGTATATTGATAACTTTGATCCTTCTAAGTCAAGTAACCCTTTTGCTTATTTTACACAAATTATTTACTATGCATTTCTAAGGCGCATTGCTAAAGAAAAGAAACAATCTTACATCAAAGGTAAGTTGATTCAGAACATGCCCTTTGAAATGTTTGAGTTACAAGAGCAAGATGAGACTGGTGAATTCCATAATGCTTATCTTGAGTTTATGCAACAGAATAATACATTCGATGATTTTATTGGTCGCAAAAAAGAAAAAGCAGCCAAAAAGAAAATGGAAAATACATTGAATGCATTTATAGATGAGGTGATAGATGACACGATCGATACAGGATTGGATAAAGAGTTTGTCAGCGGGAGTGAGTGTGAGTCATCGGAACTACCCACCGATACGCCCGAGTCGCAGGAGAAGAAATAGAAGAATCGCTAGAACTCTTAAGAGTCACGCTTGGGATGCTACTGATAATGTTTTACCTTTGAATAAAATTATGAACGAAACAACAAACGAAAAAATCTTTTTAGGTGTTACTGACTTTGATGATCTAATTACTTCAGAGATCCTGAAGCGTCGTGTTGAAGCAGGAGAACGCACTGTTCATCGTGATACTAATGTTCTCTGTAATCGTGAACACTGGGCTGAATGGGCTGAAGAAACTTTTAAGAACGACCTACACGTCCAAGGCAATTCTTCTAATGGTTTTATCATTGAGCGTGATACTAATAACTATATCAAGTTCGATGTTAATAGTAACACAACGCATGTTCGTGCTTTTGGTGATGTTGTCTTTGCTGATTCAATTGTTGCCTTGGTTGAATCAAAATTTGATCTTGTTACTTGTCATATCGAATGGGTTTATGGTAGCAATGGTGAATCAGTTAATGTGCCGTTGAATCGCGATCGTCTTCCTGTTGATGAGATGTATCCATTTCTTAATGGTGAACCTCTTGGAGACTACTACGATCGTTATATGGAATCGTCAGCAAATATTCTGCTGTTAATTGGTCCACCTGGAACTGGTAAGACTACATTTATCCGTGGTCTACTTGCGCACACAAATTCATCAGCAATTGTTTCTTATGATTCAGGCATCTTAGATAAAGATGGATTCTTTGCTCGCTTTATTGAAGGCGATGAAAGCATCATGGTTCTTGAAGATAGTGACGCATTCCTTAAACCACGAAGTGATGGTAACACAATGATGCATCGTTTCCTTAATGTGGGTGATGGTCTTGTTACAACTAAGGGTAAGAAAATGATTTTCTCTACCAATCTGCCATCTATTCGTGATATTGATTCAGCACTAACTCGTCCAGGTCGTTGTTTTGATATCGTTGAATTCAAACCACTGTCTTTGTTTGCTGCAGATAAATTAGCTGAGAAACTTGGTGGTACAGTTCCAAAACGCAACGCTGGTGAAGTTATTGAGTTTTCTATTGCTGAAATATTTAACACTCAAACAAATAAACCAACCACACGAAAGGTGGGATTCATTTGAAAGTAGCCATTATCACCGACCAGCATTTTGGTGCTCGTAATGATAGTATTGCATTTTTAGATTTTTACCAAAAGTTTTATGACAATACTTTCTTTCCTGCTCTTGAATTTCATAGGATTGATACTGTTCTTATTCTTGGTGACACCTTTGATAGACGCAAGTATGTCAACTTCTACTCTCTCCAAAGAGCCAAAGAAATGTTCTTCGATAAATTGGAGAGTATGGGTATTAGTGTTTATATGCTGGCTGGCAATCACGACACTTACTATAAAAACACTAATGAAGTAAACTCCCCTGATTTACTATTGGCTGAATATGGTAACATCGAAGTTATTGATGAACCAAAAACAATCAATGTTAATGGCTTTGAGGTTTGTATGTTGCCTTGGATTTGTCCTGAAAACTACGATGCTAGTATTAATGAAATAAAGAATACCACTTCTACATTATGCATGGGGCATCTTGAGATTGCTGGGTTCTCAATGTATAGAGGAATGGAAAGTCATGAAGGATTTTCTGCAGAAACTTTCAGCAAATTTGATTTGGTCTTTAGTGGTCATTATCATCATCGTAGTAACGACCGCAATATTTACTATTTGGGAAATCCGTACGAACTTACTTGGCAGGATTATAACGATCCCAGAGGATTCCACTTGTTCGACTTCGCTACAAGACAACTCGACTTCGTTGAAAATCCTTATCGAATGTTCGAAAGACTCGAGTACTCCGATAAAGAAATCGAGCCGATCGACCTTGATCAGTTAGAATTAAAAGACAAATATGTAAAGTTAGTTGTGTTGGAAAAAACTGATTTTTATAAATTTGACAAGTTCATTCAGAAGTTATATAATAAAGGATGCCACGAAATTAAAATTGTGGAAGACTTCTCTGAATTTCAAGAAGGTGAAATCAATGAAGAAATTAATCTAGAAGATACAGTTTCTGTTCTTTCTAATTACATTGAATCAATTGAAACTGATGTTGATAAAGAAAAAGTTAAATCCTACATGCGTGGTTTATATACTGAGGCGATTAACATTGAGGTAATCTAATGCACCAACAAGAAATTGAATTCTTCTGGCCACTCACTGAACAAATTAAACTTGATTTAGATTTTACGGATTGCGACAAACCAAAAATTTATTGGAGTACTGAAATCCTTGGTACTGTTGGCACTGGTATGACTTTAATGTCTACTGGTTCTAATGTTGGATGGTATACAACGCTGGGTGACTGGGAAATTCCTAATGAAAAGAAACAACCAAACAAACTTCAAAAGTTTATGATGAAGTATTTCTTGGGGTGGAAATGGATGGGTAAATGATCGTATTTAAAAGTGTAAGCTGGAAGAACTTCTTATCAACTGGCAATTCACCTAATAAGGTTCTACTAAACAAATCTCAAACAACTTTAATCATTGGTAAAAATGGTGAAGGTAAAAGCACAATCTTAGATGCATTGTGCTTTTCATTGTTTGGTAAACCTTTCCGTAATGTTAACAAAGGTCAACTAATTAACTCTATCAATGGTAAAGGTTGTTTAGTTGAAGTTGAGTTTGAGATAAACGGCAAAGAATATAAAATCATTCGTGGTATAAAACCAAACGTCTTTGAGATTTGGTGTGATAATGAAATGATTAATCAGGATGCTGCTTCTCGTGACTATCAAAAGATCCTTGAACAACAAATCCTCCGACTAAACTATAAAACATTTACTCAAGTTGTTATTCTTGGTTCTGCTTCTTTTGTTCCATTTATGCAACTATCTTCAGCGCAACGTAGAGAAGTGATTGAAGATATTTTAGATATTAGAATTTTCTCTACAATGAATTCGCTTTTGAAAGAAAAAGCGCAGGAGACTAAAGATGCCATATTACGCACTGAGAGTGAAATTAAAAGCGCAAAGGACAAGGTTGAAAGCCAGCAGGCAATTATTAAAACAATCACCGAAGCGAAAACTGAAAGTATCAACAATATATTATCAAAGATATCTGCGAACAATGCAGAGATTTTACACACAGAGGGCGAGATCGAACTTATCGTTTCGGAGATCGATACTCTTAAAGCAAGCATCAATGATAAGGACAATGTTGTTGACGATATCGAAAAAGCAAAATCCTTTAGAAGTAAGTTGCTCCAAAAGATCGAAACTTGCGAACACCAGTCAGAGTTTTTTGACGAGCACGATGTTTGCCCTTCATGTGACCAAGGTATCCCAGAGGAACATAAATCGAAAATTGTCGAGGAACTTAATTCAAAGTTGCTGGAACAAAATGGAAAAGTTGGCGAACTCGAAACAATCCTCTCCAGCCTTAATGAAAAACTATCTGTCATTGCTGAAGTACAATCAAAAATTACCGAAAAAAATATTGAGTTATCTACAAGAAACTCAGCAATCACCCTCCTCAACAAACAAATTAAAACGCTACAGGATGAAGCTGAAAGCGCAAAAACTGATACGGCAAATATCGATGAGGAGAAGGGCAAGTTAAGAGAACTTGCCACCGATGCCCTTTCTAAGATTAGTCAAAAAAGCCACTTGCTTGAGCATCGTAACATTGAAGAAGTTTCTGCTGTCTTATTAAAAGATACTGGTATCAAGACTGCGATTATTCGTGAGTATCTACCATCTATGAATAAGTTAATCAATAAGTATTTAAACGCAATGGATACTTACATTCACTTTGAACTTGATGAAGCATTCAACGAAAAGATTAAGTCTCGTTTCCGTGATGAGTTTACCTATGCAAGTTTCTCTGAAGGTGAGAAGATGCGTATCGACTTGGCTATTCTTTTTACTTGGCGTTCAATTGCTAAGATGAAGAACTCAGTCAACACTAATCTACTTCTACTTGATGAGATCTTTGATTCAAGTTTAGATACAGCGGGAACTGATTACTTCTTGAATCTTATGAACACTCTCGGTGAGCAATCAAATATCTTTGTCATCAGTCACAAAGGTGATCAGTTGTTTGATAAGTTTAGATCAGTGATCAAATTTGAGAAACGAAATGACTTTTCAGTCATAGTATAACCCTACACTGCTGAGGGGAATGAGTTTACTTTAAATATCTTACATAGTATAATTATCTTTTAACAGGAGAAGTCTATGTTTGAAGTCACTCTTAAAGATGGTAATACTTTCGTTTTCCAAAAATTTTCTGAAATAGAAGAATTTTTTGGCGAAATAGTTATGGGGGTGGGGGCGGACGACGCTGAAATTTCTATAAAAATGGCGGATATAGAAGATTACCTTTGAAAGTTGGGGGTTAAAATCCCCTTATAAATCAACAACTTACGTGCTCGTCAAGTTTCGCTTTACTTTCATGCAATGTTGTAGTATAATTATTGTATAAATTGAGTGAAAGGTTATATTATGTGGAATGATTTTAGTGACTTCGAACTAGCCGAGTTGGCTGGTCGTTATGGTTTAGAAGACCTGTTGGTTTTTGCTGGTGACCTTTCCCTAGCAAATCGCGATGAAGTCGAGAAGTTCTTGACTGAGTATGAGTTAGAAGAAGCATTCGGAGAATAATATGGATATCAAAGCATCAGATCTATCCGCACGATTACTTGCTACTGAAAACCTTTCAGTCCAACGTGCTCCAACTCGCACTGCATCATTCGATGTTAAGAATCGTGTTCTAACTTTACCTCTATGGAAAGATATGACACCCGAGATCGAAGATATGCTCGTGGGTCATGAAGTTGGTCATGCCTTATACACGACCGATGATTATTTTATTCCTATTCAGGAAAACCCTAAGATGATGTCATACCTCAACGTACTAGAAGATGTGCGTATTGAGAAACTCATCAAACGCAAATATCCAGGTCTGCGTAAGCGTATGAATGAAGGATATAAACAACTGAACGATCGTGACTTCTTTGGTGTTAAACAAGTTCAGAATCTTGACGATCTATTGTTGATCGACAAAATCAATCTATACTTCAAAGCAGGATTTTCTTGTGGTGTTAAGTTCAACTCTGATGAAAAAGATTTTGCTAATCGTGCTGAACGCACCGAGACTGTTGATGAAGTAATTTCATTGGCTGAAGAAATTTGGGCTTACTCAAAACAACAACTCGAAGAAAAGAAAAAACAAGCATTGCAAAATGCAACACCTGAAGATCTTGAAGACCTAGAAGAAGATACCAAAGCTGAATTCGATGATGAAGATATTGACTTTGACAACTTCGAAGAAACTGATGAAGAACAAGATCAAGACTTGAAACCAGCGAAACAAAAATCTTCTGGTGAAGAAGAAAAGAATGAAGAGCAGGAATCTCCTTCAGCTGGCGATCAAGAACTAGAATCAAAAACCGATAAGGCATTTGCTGATAAGTTGGAAGACCTCGCTGACGAAAGCACTGAATATTTGTACCATGAGTTTGATAAGGACTTCTTCAAAGATCCAGTTATTGACTATCGTACAGTGCTCAGCGAAACACGTCCAGTATGGGTTTCTAGCGAGAACACTGAAGAAGATCGTAAATATGCTGCACAACGTGCTGCTGAATATGAGAAATTCAAATCCGAGACTACTAGTGCCGTAAACTATTTGGTCAAAGAATTTGAGATGCGTAAATCTGCAGCCCTATACAAACGTGCTGCGATCTCAAAGTCTGGTACATTGGATATGAAGCGTATCTGGTCTTATAAGTTGCAAGACGATTTGTTCAAACGTGTTACTGTTTTACCTCAGGGTAAAAACCACGGCATGTTATTCTTGCTTGACTGGTCTGGTTCTATGGATCACGTTTTAGAAGATACCTTGAAACAGGTTATCAACTTGGCTATGTTCTGCAATCGTATCCAAATTCCATATCGTGTTATGGCTTTTACTTCACAGTATAACGATCGTCGTTATCCATCTGAGTCTGAGCGTATTGCACATCGCGATTTTATTGTTGCTAAGAATGCTCGTAACGAAGGTAAAAGTATTCTTACAAATGCTAGCACCTGTTTTAATTTGCTTGAGTTGTTCTCTAGCAAGATGACTACTAGTGAATTCCATTCTATGGCAAAACGTGTTATCGATCGTCGTTTCCAATGGAATGACGGATATAATACTGGTGGTACTCCGCTGAATGAAGCATTGGTTTGGATGTATCTTAACATCGATAAGTATATCAAACAAAATTCAATTGAGAAATTGACATTGATTACTTTGACCGATGGTGAGGGTGGATCTTTGTATTCTAGCAATGGTGACTTGTCTGATCAAAGATATTCTTATGATAACAATGGTCTTCCTAAGAAAGTCAAACAGAAACATTTTATCCGTGATGAAGTTACTCAAAAGACTTATCAGTTGAGCCGATATTCTGGTCCACAGACAAACACATACTTGCGTATGATCAAAGATCGTCACAATATTAATATTGTTGGTTTCTATATCTGCCGCAATGCTCGTCGCGATTTGCACTCTGCTTTGAATGCTAATCTTCCTGAGTTCAAAGGTCAGGTTGAAGCGCAAATTGATTCTTGGAGAAAATCATTCCGTGACCAAGGATTTGCTTCGATCAAGAATACTGGTCGTGATGACTTGTTCCTAATTCCTCAAACTGCAACGAAGATTGTTGAGGGTGAATTAGATGTGAAAGCCGATGCGAATGCAAAGGTTATCGCTCGTGACTTCAGCAAATTCCTCAACGTAAAGAAGACCTCTCGTGTCCTCTTGAACCAATTCGTTGGCTACGTTGCGTAAGTTGTTGATTTATAAGGGGATTTTAATCCCCCAATCCTGTAGGGTTATACAAAATATCGCTTTACTTTAATGCAAAGTTGGCGTATAATTATTGTATTAGTTCGTTGATTATTATGTTTTTTTGAAAGTGAGTTTTATGATGGCTAAAATTGATCCCGTGTTTCAGGCTGAGTTTGAATCAAAACTTTTTGAATTGTTCCCTGATGTTAAGACAGAAGGTGTTGTTCAAAATGCGCAACTGCTAGAAACCATGCGTGTCCTTAATACTAAAACATCACCCAAGTGGTTGATGGTAAATAAAGTAAGTCGTGGCTTGTATGCCATCGATGGTTCGAAACCTATGGTTGTTGGTAACACTGCATTGAAACCTCAGCCACAACCTGAGTCGTTCACTGTGGATTATACTGATGTAACTTCATTGATTCCTTCCAAGGATGAAAACTTTGTTCCCTTTGGTAACTATGCCGATTTGGAAAATATTATCAAAGCAAAGATTTTCTATCCTGCTTATATCTCAGGTCCAACTGGGAATGGCAAGTCAACGATGATCGAACAGATTTGTGCCAAACACAAACGTCCGCTGATTCGTGTTAACCTGAACATGATGACTGACGAAGAACAACTCATCGGTACCAAAACCCTCGAGGATGGTAACGTGGAAATTGTTGAAGGTCCAGTTCTTATCGCTATGCGAACTGGTTGCACTTTGCTTCTTGACGAGATTGATGCTGGCTCAGCAAATACTTTGCTTTGCTTGCAACCGATCCTCGAGGGTAAACCTTATTACTTCAAACTCAAGAATGAGATGATCGTTCCTGCTCCTGGATTCAATGTCTTTGCGACTGCGAATACTAAGGGTAAGGGTAGCGACGATGGTCGTTATATCGGTACCAACGTACTTAACGAAGCATTCTTAGAACGATTTGCCGTAACCTTTGAACAGGATTATCCTAATGCAAAGATCGAGCTGAAGATCATCGAGAATCTTATGGACACATTCGGTTGTCCCGATAAAGAATTCGCTGAGACATTAGTCAAATGGGCTGACGCAATTCGTCGCACGTTTGCTGATGGTGGTGTGGACGAAACTATTACGACTCGTCGTATGATTCATATCGTCCGTGCTTATGCAATTTTCAAGAAGCGTGAGAAGGCTGTTGAACTTTGTTGCAATCGTTTCGACTCTGCAACCAAGTCTGCGTTCATCGATCTCTATGAGAAAGTTGCAAACCCTGCGCCTGAGGTAGTAACACCTGAGGTTGTAGCCCCTGCAAGTGATGAAGTTCCATTTTAAATTTGCTTTGCAGGTAAATTTGTAGTATAATATTATTTGAAACTGAAAAGGAAATTGATTATGTTGAAATTCGCTGACCTGAGCATGGCTCAAAAGAAATGCGTTGTTGCTTTGATTGAAGCACAACCCTCTCTTAAGAAAAATGGGAAGATCTCTTTGAAAGAAGTAGTTAGCATCACTCAAGATTTGGCTGCAAAGCGTAGTGCTGGTGCACCAAAGATTGGATATCCTAACTGGTTGTTCAAGACTAATAAAGTTGAGCGTGGTATGTATCAACTACCAGTGCCGACTGCTGCTGAACTTTCGCAGTATACAAAAGATCTAACAAGCAAACCTGCTAGTAGCAAGATTGTTAAGAATAAAAAAGTAGTTAAGGTTAAGACTGCCAAGCCAGTTGCCTCAACTACGAATCTTTCCGAGACTAGTCGTCTTGAAAAGATTATCAATGACTCTGTTGAAGTTGACGCTGATGTCGAAGACTTCAATCAGATTCTACGTGAGAACGGCATCGAAGTCTAACTCACGTCTTTCACCAGAGGGGTTACTGCCATCTCCCCTCTGGTTTTTTCATTTATGATGGTTTAATTATGGAGATATTTTTAATGTCAAAACAAGATCAATTGTTGAAGAATTTGCAGAATGGTAAAGAGTTGACTGCTGCGCAGATCAAAGGTTCTTTCCGTATTGCGCATCCAGCATCTGCTGTTCGCAACTTGCGTGAACAAGGTTACGCTATTTACAGCAACGCCAGCAAACTCGCTGACGGCACACCAGTAACTAAGTATCGCCTTGGTCAACCAAGCAAGCGCATGGTTCGTATTGCCAATGCTGTATTTGGCGCAAGCATCTTTACTGCACAGAAGTAATTAAATGGGGTTGCGGTCCAACCCCAAATTATTAAGGTCATTATGATTGAATTTATTTTTGGTATTACTTTCTTCATTGTTGTTGGTATAATTTGGAAAGGTGTATCTTGTTTAAAAAATCATAAAGATACATCGGAGGATTAATGGCGACTAAAGAAGAAATCAAAAAGTCCCAGAATGCTACCACTGGTGGTAGAAAATTTGATGGTGGTAAACTACAATATGGTTTACTGCCACCACTTGCATTAAAAGCAACTGTGGAAATTTTAACATTTGGCGCAGAGAAATACGAGCCAAATAATTGGAAGAATGTTCCTGACTCAAAACGCAGATACTTTGACGCAATGCAAAGACATCTTTGGGCTTGGAAAGAGGGAGAACAAGATGATCCCGAAACTGGAAAGAATCATTTGGCGCATGCAATGTGTTGCTTGATGTTTCTTTATGAACATGATGTATACTATTCTGTCGAGGAAAAGAAATGACAATAGAACAGATCTTAGTAGCAACAGCAGTATGGGCAGTATTGATTGGTGTTTCTTATACACATAGTAACTGGCGTGCTATTCTTGATTGCTATAAGATGTGGTTCACTAAAGAATATTGGACGGATTATAACCGAGTAGAATTTGCCAGCTGGTTAGCCAAAGCAATTATCATTGTTCCTGGATTAATTTTTGGGATTCAAATTTGGTGGTTGTATTTCTTGACACTAGCAACAAGTGTTACACTAATTTGGGCAAGTAATAAAAAACTTCTACCAACTCTAGTAGCATTTAATACCCTTTGGGCATGGATCAGCTGCATGGTTTTGGCTCAACATCTAGTCAAATAAATTTGACAAACCTCTCATTTTGATGTATAATTTTTATACATATATTATTAACTTGGAGAAAATATGAAATTAAGTAAAGAAACTGTGGGCTTGATTAAGAACTTTGCTGGTATTAATAGCAATCTACTTTTGAAGTCTGGTAACAAACTAGCCACTATCTCGGCTCAAAAGAATGTAATGGCTGATGCAGTTGTTACTGAAACTTTCCCAGACTTTGGTATCTATGACCTCAATGAGTTCTTGGGTGCTATGTCTTTGTTTGAAGATCCAGAATTGACATTCAATGATAAATGGGTTACTATCGAACAAGGTGGAAACAGCATTAAGTATTTTGCTGCAGAAGCAAGTGTATTAACTGCACCGCAAAAAGCAATTACTTTTCCTGATGCAGAAATTGAATTCAATATGAGCGCAAACATGCTTAGTATGATTCAACGCACTGCTTCAGTATTGCGTGCTTCTGATGTATCAATCGTTGGCGATGGTTCAACTATGACTGTTATGGTTGGTGATAAAAAGAATGCCACTGGTAACTCATATAACTCTTCAGTTGGCGCAACTGATAAGAAGTTTAAAGTTAATTTGAAGGTAGAAAATCTAAAGATGATCCCAGGCGATTATGCAGTAAGCGTTTCTAGCAAGAAGATCTCTCGATTTAAAGGTTCTGGTGATCTAGTTTATTATGTAGCAGTTGAAGCAGACTCTTCATTTGAGTTTTAATATGAAGAACATTATTGTTCTTGGTGGTGGAACTGCAGGTTTGATTACTGCAATTACAGTTAAACAGGCATATCCAAACTATTCAGTTAAAGTTATTGAGTCTGACTCAATTGGTATAATTGGAGTTGGAGAAGGTTCAACTGAACACTGGAGACGTTGGTCTGAATATTGTAAAATTGATATTCGAGAAATCATTAGAGAAACCGATGGTGCTCTAAAGAAGGGTATCAAATTTGAAAACTGGAATGGTGATGGTAAGAGTTACTACCACTCACTAGGAGATCATTGGTATCCATATAATGAAGCAGTCAATACTACACCATTCCTAAAGACATTAATTGTTGAAGGTATTAAAACTGAGGATGTTTTGCTTGATACATCATTGGTTAATTATAGTGGAGGTTTATTCACCGTAAACCAATATCATTTTAATACATTTAAGTTGAATGCATATTTACATAAACTATGTGAACAGCGAAACATTGATGTGGTAACTTCTACAATTAAAGATGTGGTATTGACTGACTCTGGGGATGTTGACTATCTCATTGGTGAAGATGACTTTATATATCATGCAGATTTGTTTGTTGACAGCAGTGGATTCAAAAGAGTAATTGCTACAAAGGTAGGAGCAAAGTGGATTTCCTATAAAAAATATCTACCGATGAATCATGCTCTGGCATTTCCAACTGATGACATCACAGATTTAAAACCCTACACTTTATCCCGAGCATTATCTTCTGGATGGAACTGGAGAATATCCACTCAGGGTAGATATGGTAATGGGTATGTGTTTGATGATAATTTTATTGATGCAACAAAAGCCCATGATGAGATTCAGTCTTTCTATATTGAAGAAGTTAAGATTGCCAAAGATATTAAATTTGAAGCAGGTCGTGTAGATAAGTTTTGGATTAATAATTGCGTAAGCGTTGGTCTTTCTGCGTCATTCGTTGAACCATTAGAAGCATCAAGCATTGGCAACTCTATCCTTCAAGCGTTTGGTTTGTGTGATATGTTAGAGGGATGGCATTTAGATAGATCTATTGCTGAGGAATATAATAAAAAGTTTATCGCATGTTTTGATAACATTGTAGACTTTGTACAGTTGCATTATATGACTAAGCGTAGTGATACTGAGTTTTGGAAAACTCTTCCAGAACGAATGGTCAAAACTGATTTCATAGAAGAGAATCTAGAACTGTTTAAAAAGTCCTTACCTCAAATGTATAAATTTGGTTCAATGTATACTATGTTCAGTGCACCAAATTGGGCTCAGGTTATGGCTGGGTTAGAGCTATATGACAAAGACTTTCTAAGAGAACGACTAAGTGAGACTCATGGTGATGTTAAAGATGCTCAACTAAAGATATATGAAGACTATCTTTTAGATGTTCAAAAGCAATCTTATATTGATCATAAGATTTTATTAGAACAAAATAAAATTGTAGTGAATTTTGACCGTAAATAATGGAGTAAGTGATGATTGATTTTCGTGATGACCAATTTCTTTGGGTAGAGAAATATCGCCCACAAACTATTGATGAATGTGTTCTTCCAGAAGGATTGAAAAATACTTTTAAAGAATATATTGCTAAAGGAGAACTGCCAACTTTCTTATTCTCTGGAACAGCAGGTGTTGGTAAAACTACAGTGGCAAAAGCATTATGTAATGAAGTTGGTGCTGAGTATTTGATGATCAATGGATCTGATGAAGGTCGTCTATTAGAAACACTTAGAGTTGCGATTACTGGTTTCGCAACAACAGTATCTTTGACGAATGCTAAAAAGGTTGTTATCATTGATGAAGCTGACTATATGAAAGCTGATACGGTTCAACCTGCACTTCGTTCTATGATTGAAGAGTTTAGTAACAACTGTAGATTTATCTTTACTTGTAATTTTAAGAATCGTTTAATTGAACCACTCCAAAGTCGATGTTCTGTAATCGAGTTTAAAATTGATTCAAAAGATAAACAAATTCTTTTGGGTACATTCTTTAAACGAGCATCACAGATTCTTAAACAAGAGGGTGTTGAGTTTGATCAGAAAGTAGTTGCTGAACTTATCACAAAACACTTTCCAGATTATCGCAGGGTTTTAAACGAACTTCAGCGGTACAGTGTTTCAGGTAAAATTGATTCTGGTATTTTGGTTAACATGAGCCAAGATTCTTTCAAAGATCTCATTAAGATGATGAAAGAAAAAGACTTTACCAATGTTCGTAAATGGGTTGGTAAGAATTCTGACTCAGATACTGTTGGATTATTTAGAGAACTGTATGATACTTCACTAACTTACATGATTCCAGAAAGTATCCCTCAATTAGTTTTAGTGCTTGCCGACTATCAATACAAAGCAGCATTTGTTGCTGATCAAGAATTAAATAGTATGGCAGCGTTGACCGAGATTATGGCCAACTGTAAATTTAAGTGAGGTATCTATGCTTGACTTATATGATTGGTTATTGTGGATGGTGATTTGGTTTATGGGTGCGGTCTATGGTTGGTACGCAAGAGAACGCCATGCTAAAAGAACCATTGATCGTTTCATAACACAGTTCGTTGATGAAGAAGTAGAAACTGTTAAAGATTCTATAATTCCAATTACTATTGAAAAACACCATGGTGGTTTCTTTGTTTTTAATAAAGATACTAGTGAGTTTATGGCGCAAGGTGGCACTCGTAGACAGTTAGAAGATGCTCTTGCAAAAAGATTTCCTGACAAAAAGTTTACAGCGACAACCGAAAATTTAAAGGTATTCAATGAGTCCCTTTGATTTTATTAATGCTATTAACACTACCAAGAAAAATTTATTTGAAACGGATCCACAAGCAGCAAAGGATTATAAACCTTTCATTATAAATAGAGGGTTATCGTATTTTCCCGACACTATCCTTTATGCAAACCAGATGAATCAACATCCGAGTTTGGATAAGGATATGCAGTTTTTCTTTTTCCTAAATATTATTTCGAGGAAGAAGAGGTTTAGTGAGTGGTCTAAGAAAGATCCAAAGACTGAATCTCTAGAACTCGTTAAAGAGTATTATGGGTATTCAAGTGAAAAAGCGAATGAAGCATTAAAAATGCTATCCGATGAGAACTTGATCATGATAAAAGAAAAATTATATAAAGGTGGAAAATCATGACTGTTGAAATGATTTATTACGACTGGACGCCAGAGTCCATGCTTGAAGTGGTTTTACCTGAACCTGACAACTTTCTAAAGGTTCGTGAAACTTTGACTCGCATTGGCATTGCTTCTAGGAAAGAAAACAAATTGTACCAATCCTGCCATATCTTGCATAAGCAAGGTAGGTATTTTATCGTTCATTTCAAAGAACTCTTTGCTTTGGACGGTAAGGAATCGAATATCACTGCAGGTGATATTGAGCGTAGAAATGCGATTACTGGGTTGCTTCAGGATTGGGATCTATTAAAGATCCTAAATAATTCTCAAGCGGATCAGAAAGCATCTCTTTCGCAAATCAAAGTTGTATCCTTTAAAGAGAAGGATCAATGGGAACTAGTACCGAAATATAACATAGGAAAAAAATCAAAATGATTAAACTTGAACTTGAAATTAATGAAGTAAATATGATTCTTGCAGTGTTGGGTAAGCATCCTTTCGAGGAAGTTGCTTCCTTAGTTGTTAAGATTAAACAACAAGGCGACCCACAAGCAGAAGCAATTGCTGCTGCAGCTGCGCCTGCTGAAACACCAGCTGCGTAAAGTATTCACCTTAGGACCGCTAAGTACGAATCGTTGGTAAAGCGGATGTGACGTACGACATCGCTGGAACTCGTAACCAGTATTTTAATTGACATGCCTTCGGGGTGTCGTTTTTTAACTCGCTTAATAGGAGAACTACTATGGGTAATTCCATTCCAATGCTATTTGGTCCAGGCTTTAAGGACTTCGACAAATTCTTTGTCGGTTTCGAAGACACTGCAAAACAACTACAAACTTTGCACGCTGATCTAACGAAAAACATTCCAAACTATCCACCATACAACATTCGTAAGAATGACGAGAATTCATACACAATTGAAATCGCAGTTGCTGGTTTCGGTGAGTCTGAGATCGATATTGAGATTGATGGTGGTAAGTTGATTGTTAAAGGTAATGTTGATGCAGCTACTGATGCACTAGAAGATAACTTCTTGTTCAAAGGTATTGCTACTCGTGCCTTTACTCGCGCATTTGCTATCGATGATCA